CGTCTTTGAAACGCTCTAGAATATTCTCTTTTAAAAGTGTGATATATCTTATATTTAGTACCAATTCCTATATAAAAAGGCTCATTTTTATCTAATCTAATATGTCTATATAGATAGTATTTTTCTTCCATTTAAATATTTATTAACAACAACCTTCAATTTTTAATCTATTGAACATATCTATTAAAGCACTAGCTCTAATAATATCTCCACATTGAGCAGCAGCTTCAGCAGCGTCTAAGAGCATTCTAGCTTGCATATATTGCTTCTCACCACCAGTTTCCTCACAAGTATCACAAAAGTCTTGTATAAGTCTTAATAAGAACTTATCCATAGCACATTCAGAAGCACATTTAAATAGTACCCAAATACGCTTCTCATAGTTACCACTAGGTGTTTGTACTCTGTATATAAATTGATAAACTCCATCAGCAAACTTTGTTGTTGTAGAGCTAAATTCAGTAGCTAATACATTTAATTCAAATGTAGTAGAGCTAGTTGGAAAGTAAGTAAATAAATCAACAGTACCTAAACTAGTACCATTAATATCTTGCATTTCTAAAGTAGCTGTTGTAGCTGAACCTACAGCAGGATTGGGTGTTTCCCAACCTGTTAAATTAGCTAAAGAATATAATCCAGTAAGCTCTCTAAATGTAAGCCATTCTTGGTTAGTATACTCTTGTATTTGTGCATTAAGTTGTAAAGCCATTTTATAGAATTAAAAAAGGCTACAGCTATTTCTAGCTATAGCCTTTTAAGTTATTTAAGTAAAAATTATTAATTATTATGAAATTGTAATACCACAAACTGCTTCTAAAGCATTTTCAAGTTCTGCGTACTCTGTAGTACCGCCAGACACATCAAAAGCAACTCTGATTTGTTTTCTAGCCATAGGGTTGTTAATAAAACTCATTGTACCAGATTGTGTAGATACTTCCAAATCAATAATACTATATGTACCTGATGTAGAAACATTAGTACGCATAGTTACTGGAGGAACCTGGATAAGAGCATTGTCATGCATACCTTCACCTAATTGGAAGAAGAATTCTTCTTCAGCAATTTGTTCGTACACACCAGAACCTTCAGTTGGAACTTGAGCTGCATTAATTACTTCAGTAGTACTAAAGTTAGTAGCAGTAGTTACAAACTTAGAAGTTTCATAACGGAAGATGTTTGGAGCAAATTTAGCTTGTGGAAGACCTGTAAAAGTAATACCTACTTTAGTTTCATCAGAAGTGTTCCAAAACTTAACAACAGTGTTAGCAAGAGTAGCAGTAGCTCCTTGATATGCTACATCTAAAGTTACATTTAAAGTAGTAGAACTTCCACTTATAGCTGCTACAGTTACAATTTTATATCTTTCACCATCTAGTTCAATATAATCACCAGCGGCAAATCCTACTGATACGATGTTTTGAGCTGCGTTAAAAGTTATTACAGATGATGAGTTAGTTACTGTTACTGTACAAGCAGTTGTTCCAGATGCTACTCTTACATGTGATTTTAAAGTAGGTGCTGTACCAGTTATAGATGTGGTAGCAGTAACAGTACCGTTAGAAATACGTTCTACCTTAAAAGGAATATTTACATATTTTTGTACATCTTGAATAGCGCGTTTAGTTAGAGCATCTGCTAGTGTAAAAATTGTATCAGCAGCAGTTACTTTGTAACCAACGATAGACTCCATTAATTTATCACTAAATTGATAGAAGTTTGTTTTAAAAGTATTACGCAAAATAATACTATTACCTACACCAGGATTTACAATATTTCCAGAGGTTCCATTGTAACCTACAGTTGATATTTGTTGAGCAACAGGAGTATAAGCCTTCTTTTTTGCTACAAATATACTTTTAGGTGTAAAAGGAGTTGATTTAATTAAGGGTTTAGTAGCACCTTGCCCTTGAACAATTACTAAAGAAGTGTTTTCATCTACAGCAGAAGAAGAAGAACTTAAACTACGTCCGTCTACAGTTGTTAACACAATTTCTCCATCTGCAATAGTACTTGGAGTAACTAATGTTCCAGCTGCAACTGGTGATGAAATATCTTTTTTTCCTATGAGTAATTGTTTATGATTACTTACGTTTTGTAATGACATTGTTTAATTTGTTTAATGTTTATAAATAATTTGATTGATTATACGCTTCTTAATACGATGTAAAGATTACCTACTACAGCAGCTTGACCTAAATTACCAGCAGTTGCAATTGTAATAAAATCAGCATTTCCAGCAGTTGCAGGAATCATAGCTACTTTATCTCCTACTAGTACAGTACCAAAGTCTACTGTTTGTGAAACATTTGTAGCTACAATAGCACCAGCTACTACCAATGGGTAACTAGATACTCTAGCATCTAATGTGTTTACTACATCAACTATAGGATTAACATCGCCTCCTACAGCTGTTTGTGCATTATCTAAGGATGTTCTAACTGAATTTCTGTTAGCTCCTGTTATTTTGTTTAAAGCCATCTTTGTTGTTTTGTTTTAATATATTAATAAATAGTTTATTTCCAAGTTTTTTTTAAAATAAATATAGCAATTATATAGCTTATTCCCTATAAGTATTATTTGTAGCTTGTTCAGCTTGCATTTTATTATAAGCTTCTATATCTTTACTAGCTATTTCTACTGTCTTTCTAACAAGCTCTCTGTGAATATGATCAGATAGTTGACTTACACTTGCAGTTAAGTTAGTTGTTAAGTCAATAGGTGTAGGCTTCTTTATGTATCTAAATATATAACTACTTATGGTATAATTACCATTAGTTATTAATTCATGCTTTCTACCCTCAGTTCTCATTCTCCAAACTTTACTTTTACTAGGTTTATTGTAAGGATCTGATCTAGCTATATTGTACTCACTATGATTTATTTCAACTACGTATTTTCTAGGATTACATTTATCATTAGTTAAAACTTCTTCATAAATTGTAAACCAAGCTACGTCTGAATAATCAGTTGGGCCACTTGTTATTAGTGTGTTAGGTAAGGTTACAAATACACCATTAGGCATATTTAGTAAAGGGTTGTAAGGTGCTGGAGTTAAAATACCTGTTGCTACAAGTTCTCCTAAATCTTCAATCCTCTTCTCAGTTTCTTCAAATGAAGTTCTACTTGAGTTATTACCTGTATAATAAGTAACAACCAAGAGCTCTTGAGCCTCTGTAGCCATTGCAGCGATTTCAGCTGGTTCATAACCAGGTAGAGCCAAAGAGGCTACTTTATCCATCTGCAAGTAAAAGTTGTTCAAGAACTCTTGTTTTGTCATGTTACTTTATAATTATATATTAACTTAGGGTCGTCTTATGTTTCACTCCTAAGTGTATTAATATTAATTTACTTTTTATTATCTATCTGAGCTTTTAGCTTTAAGAAGATATCTTGGTTTTTGTTAGACTCTAAGAACTCTACAGTTTCACTTAGTGTTCTACCAATCTCATCTCCACCTTTTAAAGCATACCCACCTTTAACAGTTCTATCTAATGCTTTAGCATCTAGAGCTTTATTGATGAATGCTTTAGTTCCAAAAGACTTATCTTCCATTACTTCAACAAATCCTTTAATATTTGAATCAATAATTTTTTGTACTTCAGATTGTAAGAACTCTACATCTTTTGATTTAACAATTTTATTAGAAGCTAATCTAATTACCATTGTCATATCTTCAACAGAATCTTCAATCTTACCTAAGTACTTGTAAGCTTTCTTATTTATATCACTCTTATTAACATTGTCTTTAATAGTTTCTTCTTCATCTACTAAAGCAAATTTATACTCACCACTATCATATTTAGCATTCCAATTAGGAGCTACTCTACGGTCAGCTAAGAGCACTAAATATTCTAAGTAGTCTAACGGCTCACTAAGATTTAAAGTCTTACCTTCTTTTGTAAGTTTAACTCTAAACTTGGGCCAAAACCCTGTTTTTTTATAGAAACTCATACTACCTGGCTCTAAGTTTAAAGTTTTTTCAAATACAAGTCTTTCTTCTTCAGTAAGGATTGCTTTGTATCTGTTAGTTCCTGGCTCTGGTCTTAAATCAGTTGACCAAACAGTGTCTGTAAACATAAACTCCCCATCGTGACCTTTGGGAAAATTACCATTGTTTCTAAAAATTGGTTTTACTATAATCTTTTTATTCTTTAAAATACTCTCAATTGTGAGAGGTTCTTTTTCTACTATCCCCATAGTTTGTATATATATTTATTTGTTTTACTATTTAAAATAAACCTAGAGAGCTTTTTAGGACTCCCTAGGTTTTAATTTGATTATAAATTAGGAATGAAACGAGCTAATCTCATTGGATTATGTACTTTCATACCTAGGGTACAAGCACGTACCACTTCATATCCATCAACTTTACTTACAGTCATGCCTGGTTTAGTACCACCATTGTTCGGAGAGAACGGGTCACGTAATCCTGGGATGTACTTGTAAATGTCTTGAGAACCTTTTACAGTTACTTTTTGGATATTAGGTTTACCTTGAGAAGTACCGAAATCTAAAATCATATATTCATATGAACTTAGGATACCACCATCAGGATGTTGAATAGAACACAAACTTGGATCATCTAAGAATGGAATGTGCATTAATTCAATTTCAATACCATTGATAAATGAATATTTCTTGAATTGACCTCCATAACTCATGTTATTTAAAGTTCCACCAATACGAATTTCTTCTCTAGATGGAGCAAATGTTACTGCTTTAGTTTCAAGAGCTTTATGGAATTGACGCATACCATACTCACCTGTACCTAATACAAAACGTCTTTGATCTTCAGGTAATTTACCAACAGATAAGCTCATTAAGATTTCACTTAATACATCTACATCAAATGTAGTGTAGTAGTGGATATTAGATGGAGAGATTTGATCTAGCAAACCATAACCTGCCTTAATTTCATAACCAGACTCATCTTTCATATTGTAAGCTCCTTGAGAGTTCTTCAAAGATTTACCATACAATTGAGCCATTGATTTCATACGTTTCCATGATACCATGAAGTCGTAATCTAATTTACCTAACCAAGTAGTATGACGCTTACCTTGAGCATCAACAAAGAAGAATCCAAGTGGAGCATTTTCTTTTTGATCAATCATATCTCCAGGTACCATGTACTCTGAACGCATGAATGAACATCTGTTTTGCATTCTAAATGGAGAACTAAATGTTAATGAACTAGAACCTCTTTGTGATAAGGTTTGACCAGCAAGAGCATACATTTTAACAAAACGTACACCATTAGCTAATTCAGCAATTGGTACATACAAGTTAGAATCACCTGATACCAAAGATACTTCATAGCACCAGTTAGCACCATTAGGACGAGGATCAGACATTACACGCATTTGGTAAGTTTCTTTAGCGTAGCTAGCTGGAGCAATTACATCAGAGAATTCGAAAATTCTATCAGCAAATTCCAAGTAGAAACTTGTGTTACCTACACCTGGTGTAGCAGTGTTAGTAGAAGCATCCAAAGCTACATTAGTATAATACTGTATCAATGGGATGTTCTTAAATGGTGATTGTGAATTTAACATCCACTCAAAAGGAGCATCACGCTCAATTTCCATAGTATCAAATTGTTCCATAAATCTATCGAAATCTAAACCAAGGTTTACATCGTAGATATTAGAGATTAATTCAGACACCATAAGTGGTTGTTCACCATACATAGCTCCAATATGATTCTTAGTGGTAAGACCACTCCAATCTTTAGGAGAAAATTTTTGTAAAGGACTAATAATTTGACTCATTAAATTTTATTTTATATTGTTAAGGTTAATTTATTTTTTATATACAGTCTTTAGTGCATCAAAGATATCTGTGTTATCTTCAGAAGACCTAGAGCTAGCGTTAGATTTATTGATTCTACTTTTCAAATCTTCTTCTAATTGCCTTTCTAGTTTGTTTAAGACTTTAGTTTCACTCTTCTTCATTATTACATCAAACTTAGGATTCTCATCAAATAACCCCATCTTTGCGTAATAATTTAATTTTAATTCAAAATCTAGTGGATTCTTTTCTCTTAATAACATTATCTCTGAGTAAGATACTCCATCTCTAGTTTCTGCTGGCTTAGTAATCATGTTGAATAACTCTTTCTTAGTTTTTTCATCAATCTTTACACCAGGTATAATTTCTTTAACTTCGTTGATAGTGGTATTTAATTTATTAACACTTTCTACATAAGCCTTTTGATTTTCTAATGCTTTTCTTTTAGTTTCAAGTTGTACACTTTCTAATCTTTTGTTTTCAACTTCTTTAAGTTCAGCTAAAGCTTCTTTAGCTTCTTCTTCTAGTTCATCAAGATCTTCGGCCTTACTAACCATCTTCTCAATCTTAGACTCAGTAAATCCTTTTTCTCTGTAGAAGTTTCTTACTAAGTTTTTTTGAAGATCAATATTATCTTCTAGTGATTCGTCAGTAATAGAATTTAATCTAATTTGATCTGACTTAATTTGCAACAACTCATCAAAAGGAACACCTTCTTCGTAGTTAGTAATTAGATCAGAAATCTCTTTAGGAAGACTATCTACCCACTCTTTAACATTGTTATCAGCTACTGATTTAAAGTAGTTAAATAGAGCTTCTTTATCTTCAAACGTATCTTCAACAATACCTTCTTCTTTTAATAACTCTGATAATGTTCTGTAGATATTAGATCCATTTTTAGGTTTCTCAGGATTACTAGCATCTTCTTCTAAATTAGATGAATCATCTTCATCTTCAATACTAGTTTCTGATAATTCTTTTTCTAATTCATCTAAAGATACTGAACCATCATCAGTAGGCTCATTTTTATCTTCTGCTTCTTCCTCAGGTTTTTTGTTAGTTTCTTTCTCTAAAGAATCTACACTAACAGCATCTTGATTAACAAGAAAGGACCCTAACCCTTCAAATAAATCGTTTTTTTCTTCACTCATTGTAGTTAATATATTAGTTTATTGTTAATTTCTTAGTATTACTAAAAATATATTTAGTAATTGTATAGCTTAAGTATTACTTTTTACTTGTTATAAATTCATTTAAACAAGATCCTAGTAAATCTACAAGTTTCTCATCTTCTGATAAGTTTTCGTAACCTATTTTATCTAACCAGGAATGTATTATTTCGTGACATATGGTTTGATCAATATTAGCGACACTCATTTTATATTCTGGTATAGCCTTCTGATAATATATAATATTTTGATTAGGTTTCCATAATCCTATAGAGCCTTTTTTATAAAGTTTCTTTTTAGGCAGGATCTGTATAACTTGTCCAAATATTGTATATTGAGTAATCATCTTTATTTAGATTTAGTTCTACCTTTTAAATTTATACGAGCAATCTTCTCATCATTAATCATATTATCATAATCTCTTTCTATCTCTTTCTGCTTCATCTCTTTCTCAGTTTTCAGCTTCTCTCTTTCTAGAGATAATTTAGATTGTTCAATTCTTTCCTTAGCTGCTACTTCATGCCTCTTGATAGACTCTTTAGAGTACATCTCTTGTTGCTTTAAAGCTTGTTCTCCAACAGCTGCTATGTCTAATGGATTAGGACCTTCATCTAAACTATAAGCTTTCATAGTTTCAACTTGTATTTTAACCTCACGGTCTAGTTGATTATCTAAAGCTTCTTGATCTAATTTAGCATACTCTAAATCCATCTTAGCTTGTAACTCTTGTTGCTTAGCTTCTAAAGTAGCTTGTACTTGCTTTTGATTAGCTTCGTATTCAGCTTGTTGTTGTTGACTTGCTTCTTCTTTAGTTTGAGCTATAGACTTCTCTACCTTTCTTCTAATAGAAGCTAAAGATTGATTAGAATAAATATCCATTAATTGGATAAGACTTACTTGACCAGTTTGTAAACCAATCTCAGTAGCTTGTCTTAACATATCAATAGCTCTTTGATCCTCCATAGCATCTCTAATAAATAAGTCATACTCACACTCATTAATTAGCTCACCATCTACTTTAAAGATTTGTGTAGTATAATCATCCTCTATATATTGAATAGTTTTATTATCATTTCTTAAACAGTACTTAGCTGTTTCTAATAATGTTGCTAAAACTCTTACTTTTGTATTGTCATGGATTTTAAAGTACCACTCTGTAATATTAGAACTAGCTAATTTATTTTCTTGTGTTACTCCTAACCCTTGGTCACTTGTAGTTCTCTGACCTCTTCTTTCTGCAGTAATACCTGTGATTAAATCTAACTCTCCTTTAATATACTCTAGCATCTGTATATGCTGTTGAATATAGTTACCCATATCCATATCTAACACAGCTTGATTGCTATTCATATTACCAGCAAGTTTACCAGTAGCAGCTCCTTTATTAGCCTCTCTAAAACTATCAGTTACAGCAAGATTCATTTCTCGCATATAGTATAACCACTTATCAGGTTCCCATCCAGCAGGTATCTTAGCTAAATCTAAGTTAGCTACCTTACCAATGTTCTTAGCAAAAGCTAATTGGGTTCTATGATAAATTACATTATACATGTATTGACTAGACTTCATTAAGTCTACTAAGCTTACAGGTTGACTACTATTTGTTTTATAGATAGTTCCTATATAACCACTAGCACATGTTGAGATATTGTTTAAACTTCTAAATTGAATAGGTCTTGGTTGAATCTTTATATAGATCTCATTAGCTATCTTAGTACCTTCCCACCATTCTCCAATCCAAAGCCACTTAACTGTTTCTCCTAGATCCTTATTAGCTTTGTAGAATTCGCTAACCATAGTTTCTTGAGCTTGTCCTTGTTCATCTAAGTAAGTTAATACTCCAACCTTTCTAAGACTTCTCCAAACTACTTTAACTCTCCTAACATTGTTTTGAGAATCAAAGGATAAGTAACTATTAGCACTTGTATTGATCTGATTAATGTTAACACTACCAGTTAATCCAAATGGTACAGCAAATGTAGGGTCTTGTAGTTCATAACCTACTGGCCCACCATAAGTACCTTTAGCTTTATACATAGTTTTCTCCCCTAACCAATCAATTTCTGAGGGTTTAAGGTAGTCATAGTAGTCATCAATAACCTTACTAATAGGAATATAATCCTCTTCTATAATAATATCACAATCCTCTACCTTATTAGAGTCAGGAGGTAATAAAAAGTAAGTATTTAGTGGGTTACACTTGTGTACTATAGGCTCATTGTTAATAATATCTACTCTATATATTTCTTCAGCACATATTAAAGAGTCTTCAAAGCCTTTAGTAAAGATTTCAGCTAATCTATTCTTTTGAACGTAGTGTTTTAGCAATCTATTTCCAGATAACTCTCTAACATCTTGCCATTCATAGTTTAAATAGTCCTTTTTTTGTCTAAGTCTTTTCTCTACCTCTTGTTCAAACCTAGCTTGAGCTTCTTGATCACCTTCTTGAGGTTGTTCAAGGCCTTCTAGTAAGATTTGCTCTATAGTTTGTTGTAATACATCTCTTTTAGCAGCTTCTTTCTCACTAATAGCGTCTTCATTATTCACTTTTAAGTGATAATCAAACCTACGTTTAATCTCCTCACCTATTAAAGCCTTTAAATAAGGGTTAATAAGAGGGTGATTTAGAGGTTTAGAAGGAAAATGTATATCTTTTAGCCCTAATGGGTTCATAATAAGCTCCATATCACTAGGATGTAGCTTACCTGCATATAAATCATAGTTAACCAATTTAGAATACCTAGAGTTTCTTGTATATTGGTTTTGATTCAATATAAGACTCTCTGCAGCATCTACATTATCTTTACCCCAAGCGTCATTCTTAGCAGTATCAGATACTTTTTGATTAGGAAATGTTATGTTCTGGTTAAATTTTTGCATGTGTATGTACTATTATATAGTAAGTAACTTATAAATGTATAATCAACTAAAAATAAAATTAGTGATTATATAGCTTTTCCTCGGTAGTACCTATCAAAAAATTCGTTAAAGCTATCTTTTTCTTCTTCGTCTTCTTCTATTACTATTTTTATTCTATCTTGTCTAAGAATAAGCAGCATACCTAAAGCACTTACCCTATCGAAGTTACCATCCTCATTCCAGTATATAATCTCACTTAATAAGGGTACACTTGGAATAGTATGGGTATTTGTTAAGCCTGGATCTTTGTTATAAGCTTGATCTAACATGTATTCACGTATTAACATCCTAGCATACTTATTAACCTCTTTAGAAGCATTAGTACCTTTAGAAGTATTACCTGATTCTCGTATTACAGATATAATCTGCTGATCTCTAAGAATCTTGGGAGTGTTACATAGTAAATGTAAGCAATTTTTTTGCTCAAAATAAGCAAATAATCCTTTTTTGTTGTTTTCGTAATTACAAATTGCATTATAGTAAGTTAATAATTTTCTACATATCTCGTAGAACTCTTTAGCTGTCTGAGGTCTTCCTGTATATTCAGCTACTAACCTTCCAGTCATAGCATGCATAATAAATACACAACCTAGTGAATCTGTAGTTGATTGATCATCATCATAAGGGTCAATACCAGCTATGTAAGTACCGTGGATTGGATTATCTGCATAAGGTTGTTCAAATATTTGTACACAACCTTCTTTATCATCATCAGCTTGTAGGGGAAACTTAACTATTGGTAACCTATCAGATAACTTAAACTCAATACCTGAGGCTGTCTGCTTTAAGTCTGCATTCCAATAACTATCTGTAATGAGTTTACTTCCTTCTAACTCAGCCTTTCTATCTTGAGCTAACTCAGTAGGGAATATATTATTACCCTTTACTAAGAAGGCCTCCATTGTGTTTAGAGGGTACTGGGTAATAGCATCTCTAAATGCTTTCATATCACCCTTCTTAGTTTCTCTAAACTTCATAATAGAAAGTAGAGCTAGCTTCTCATTAGAGTTACCATCAGCATCTACTAGTGGAGTTAATTTATTATCATTATCTGGATCTGGGTAATCTCCAAAGCGTTGTCTTGAAGCTGGTAAAAACCACCCACACTTAGAACCTACTTTCTCCTTATCCCAAATATTATCAAATGCTAGTAAGTTAAACTTCTCAGGATTATAGAACATCTCAGCAAACTGCAATGAGCCCTTATCCATATCTCCAGCAGTACCAAATAAGATTGGAAGTCCTACCATTGAATCCCCATCTTTCCATGTAGGTTCAGAGATATTGTAAGACTCTTTAATATTAGCAAATAGACCTGCTTCTTCAAATAAAAATATATTGGCTGTTAGACCAATTGAAGCAAAGGCATTATCTTGGAAGGTTAATCTTTTAATTTCTGAGTTATATCCTACCCATTGAGGAACTCCTTCTACTACTTTCTGGTGTCTAGCCATAACATGCTCCCTTGTATCAGGATTACGTGGCTTAGCCCATACTGTATTCTTATTTAGAAAGTTTAATCCTTCTAAAGACATATTCATTGTATTCTCAGATAGCTTCTTTTCATAAGCTCCAATAACACACTTAGCATCTCTATAAAAGTTATATTCGTGTACTACTACACCAGCATTCTTATAAGAGAATCCAGTTCTACGAGGTTTAGTCATAATAACTCCTTTCTTCTCTTTTCTAGCTCTGTCTAGTATTAAAAAATATTCTAAATCCACATCAGTGAACCTAGGGAATATCTTTTTCTTTCTACCAGTAATATTATCTTTACCTAGGATAGGGAAGAAGTTTAAATAAAAATAGTATGTACCAGGTATCCATAGATTACCTACAGAATACCCGTCCATACAACGTCTTACTTGTTCATCCCAAAACTCATCATATTGGTAAGTCCCTACTAAAGCTTTAGTATAGCTACCTGTCTTTTCAAAGTGCTCTCTAGTTTCTAAAAATTGATTAGTTCCTATTAGCATCATTACTCGTTATACTTACTATTAACATTAATATCTCCTCTATTCCTAGAAGTTTGTTTCTCAGTCTCTTTCTCTACAGCTTGTTGTAACTTATCAAAGTTACCAACAGCAGTTGATATATTCTTATATACTTCTAGAATTAACTTGATAGACTCATCGTCTACGCTAGTATTTTCTAAGTAGCTTGCAATATCATCTATCTTATTTCTAGCAGCTTGTAACAACCTTTGTAGAGGAGTTTCTTGTAACTCTTTATACTTAGTTAAAGCATCTGAGATAGGTTGGGATACTTTAAACTTAGCATCACCTAACATATCTAGCTTAATAGTAGCTTCTTTCTTATCCCTAGGGTAACTAGAGTAAGGAGAATTATAATCTACAAAGTGGTAGATAAAAGTAAAGGCTTTATAGGCCTCTACTTTATCTTTAGTTTTATCAGCTTTCCAAATAGCACTAAACTCTGGTATAGTTAGTATCTCTGGAGAAACAATTACATTATTATCCTTTTGTTGGAATACCTTCATTAATCGTTATGACCCTTATTAATTGTACCAAAGTAAGCATCTTTAACTACTTCCTTATCTACTACTATATAAACACTAGACTCATAGATTAAGATATACTCATTAATCTTACCATCCATATCAGTTACTGTTAGAGGCATAATAGCTCCAGCTCCTAATACATAGTCACCTACTTTAAACTTAGTTACGTCATCTGCAACAGCTACAACCTTTAAAGGTTTGTTATCTACTGTTACTGTACCCCCTGCTAAGATAATACCGCTTACTGTTGTTTGAGGTACTTCTACAATTAATTGTCTGTTGAATAATTTAATCCCGTTTAACCCTTGCTCGTTAGTCATATAATTTATTTATTTGTTTTTACTTTCTTCAATTTCTTCTGGAGTAGCTTCTAGGAATTTTCCGATCGGACACTTACTTTCTAAGCTTCTAGTCTTACTTGAGATGGGGCAACCACATCCACTATACTCTTCACCTTCTTTTCTTACCTTACCTTTATATGTAAAGTCTTTAACAACCTTGCCTTTCTTTAATGGGCTACATATCCCTAATACATTTAAAGGGCACTCAGCACATATTAAAGCTCTTGCTTTAGCAATATATTCTACCTTCTTATTAGGGAAGATAACATTCTTCCACCCGTTGACAATCTCAGTATAAGTACTACTCATTGTAAAACCATTTAGTTAAAATATCTAGTAACTCTTCTTGAGCTTTCTCATCTTTAGTTCTAATACCCCAATTGTCACTAATACCTGCTATTGTAACTATATACTCAAACTCAAACTTATCCTCATCATCATCATCTACAAACTTATCTACCTTACTTGATAAGGAAGCTATGTGTTGCTTCTTAGTATGCCAGATACCATTTAAAGAGAAATTCTTTTCACTTGAGAGGTTAATACCTAAAGTATCATCTTCCTCATCTATCTTTATATTTAGATCTAAATCTAATTTAATAGTCATTCTATCTCCTTCTAGGATTATTATACTTGGAGTATACTTAGTAGGCTTCTCTCCTTTTAAGAATCTAGGGTAAACAGATATTTCTGTTCTACCATCAAGTTCTATAACCTCAACACTCTTAGATTTATTTTGTTTCATCTTTACTCTTTTTAACAAAGTTATTAATTTCTTCCCCATTCTTAATCTTTCTTAGTATGGGTACAACAGGTCTAAACTTACCTAACCCTTGAATAAGATAAGTCTTCCAATTACCGACTATCTTAGTATCTTCCCTCATAAACTTAAAAGGAGATTCATATATCTCTTGTATTACATAAAGAGGTAAACCTTGTTCCTTAGCTACCTCTTTAAGTATTGGATCTATAAACTTACTATTATTCATTTTCTACAATAGTTAGTCTAATATTAATCTCAATCTTCTTATCCTTAATAGGAGGTAGGTAAAGAATCTTAGTCTTAGTAATAAATCCTCTTCCTCTTAATCCAAATAAGATATGAGAGTAAGCACCAGAATTAAAGCTAGTACCTAGATCTTTAGATACAGCCTCTCTAATTTGAGCACTTGCTTCCTTCCTAAACAGTAGCATATTAGCTACGTCTTCTCCAAGATGTATGTAATTATTGTATACTAAAGCCATCTTTGCGAGTACTTTCAATTGTACTGGGCCTAGTTTGTTTTTCCCTAGTAAAGGGTTAACTAAAGTATAGTATTGTTCTATAACCTTAGATTTAGAATTATCAATCTTTATTTCAATCATCCCTAAGTTGTTTAATTCTTTTTACTTAATATAGCTTTTGTTTAGATTAGAGAATAGAATCCCCTAGTGAACTAAATCACTTCGCTATATTCTAGTTAAAATTTTATTTCAAGTGTCCGTTTTTAGCCTACTTACTCAATCATGACCATTAGGGAGTTCTACTAACGCAGAAGCTTGTTATTTTTTACCCTTGAGTAACACACTCTACTTTAAATTAACTATTGTGTAACTATTGGAGAAACCTCATTTCAACTAATTGATTATCAATTGTCTACTCTTACTATCCAACTTCTAGGTTCCTACTCTTCAAGAGTATTCCCCGATACTAACTCGTAAGCTGTCATCTTACTGGTTGTGTTACGATATACAATATAACAATTAAATTACACTTGTCAAGCCAAATAATGTTAAATGTTTTAAAAAAATAAAATTTTTAAAATTTTTTAGAAAAATTTAGTGGGGGTATGTGAACGAGTACCTCCTAAAGCTTTGCCCACCCACCTGAAGCATTGCAGGTAATGTAGCCCGCACTAAAACCAATTCCCAATGATTAAATTAAACAGATTAGCAATTTTAGCTTCATTCGCGCTTCGCGCTGCTTCAGCTGACAAAGCAGCAGGTAAGTTTTACACTCACGTTACAGGTAATAAAGAGTTACTTATGATGAGTCCTACTTTGATGGATATGTGCAAAAACAACCTTATTAAGAGTGTTGAGTTTGAACCAACAGGCGAAGTATTAAAGAGTGCAGATGGTACTGAACTTAAACCTTACAAGGTTAAAGTTGATGGCATTGTAGAGAGCAATGCAGGTGTTATTACACTTGCTGCAAGCATTAAGAGCAACGGCTTAACAGCCGCTGACATTGAGTTAGCAAAAGGACTATTATAGTCCTTTTGTCTATCTTTCTTCTTACTTAATCATCATCTAATTTTACTCTCATCTAATTAAATAGCTTATTTACTAATTATTAACAACCAAATACAAATTCCTATCATGACTTTTACAGAAACAGTACAACCGCAAAATAATCTTAAAATAGTTTTAAGTTTGTTATTACCAGTTCATATGTATCAAGAACATATTTGGAAAGACTGGTTAAGTGGAGAAGAAAAATTTGCTTTTATATCAAAACCTTTTTTAGCTGCTGAAATTTATCAAGATGGTAAATATTCAGGATTACTAACAAGTAAACAACTAAAAGAACATTTGAATTTAAATGTATCTAATGAAAAAGAAAGTTTAAAAAATAAAGCTTTAGCTTATTTAAAAACTAGAACTTCAACAGATGAATACAATCAAATGATGTATAAACAGCATATATCACACTTAGAAAACTAATTTTATAGGTTGGTAAACCTTTATAAGCTTCCAATTTTTTAACTAGTGGTGTTCTTATTATTGCCTTTTAAGATGTAAATCCCTTAACACAATGAGGTAGGCTCTCGACTATTATGAAAACACAAACTATTAATTACAAAAAGCCCTAATTTATCTGGTTATTAGGCAATGTACTGATGTAAGACTTACATAAACCAGACAAATCATTAGAGTGAACCTTGGAATAATACATTAAATCCACTTGGCTACCTTCGTAAGGGTGTAGAGGCTGTAAGAAACCTAACGAGAATGATAAAAACATTTATTTACTAACAATTTAACAAGCAACTGGCAAGTTGTAATAATCTGCAAAACAAAATGACAAATATAGTACAACATCCAAATGGCAATTCTTATCTATTTATAGATAATCGAGTATTTGTTTCAGCCTATAATGAAACAACAAAATCAGTAATAAGTGTTGAATTAGATTTATCTTTACCTTTAAATAATTGGGAAAAAGAGCAAATTAAATTACACATTGGAGATATAATACCTGATAGTTATATCTATAAAGTTGTAATTCATAGTTATGGTTCACATAGTTGTATTTCATATAATAATCTAAAAAATGCTTTAGATTGTGCAAATGAATATTGTGAAGATAATGGATTTGCTAATTTATTTACAAATAACCCAAATGTAAATACTGTACTTAGTGGTGGAACAGTTTATTATTTAGAAGATTTTGATAAATTAGTTTATCCATATAATTTAGATGATTGTAAAATTCTTTGTAATTCTCATTCTACTTTAATGGTGCAATATTATGAAGATTTACAAAACGAATGTAAGCTTAATGATTTAGAAAATCAATTTAATGAATGTTAATTAATTACACACACAAAATGAATATTTATAGATACCAAACAGAAGAATCTTTTACAGGGTTAGTACATGCTAAAACAAATTGGCATACTACTATTGAAGGAGCCACTAAAGAATTATTGTCTCGATACCCTAAATATACTGATGAACAAATGGAAGAAGATTTAGTTACACAAAAACTTATTTTAGAAGATCAATCAAATGAGCAATAAAATAGTTTACTGGAAACAACGTAATGGTGTATTAATATCTATAGATGATATGGATATTAATCACCTTCGTAATACATTAAAGCTAATCATCAAAAATAAAAACAGATTAAAAACTGCTTTAAATGAAAAACTTGAAAAAGAAAAACATATTAAAGCAGCTAATAACTTTGTTTTAAGAGGTGATATGGCTCAAGAATTTCATGAATCTTATTTATATGATGAAGATGATGATAGATTTGAAGATTCATTTGATGACAAATACAGTTACACACGAAAATTAAAACTAACCAACTAAACTAAAAACAAATTCCTATGAAAGTAATAATTTACATTTTTCTCTATCTTATACTGACTGCTGCTTATTATCTAGCACTATCAGCATTTGGCTTATTCTTTACTGACTACTCAAGTATAATAAGTAACCCAATTTGGTTTGGAACATATCTTGCTTTAATCTCATGGTGGTTAGTTGTAGTTTCTTTATCTGAATACTATGAAAAACACTTAAAAAATATCTTATGGTAGTAATAATACTGATACTACTAGCTTTAATAGTAGCAACAACATATGCTGCTTTCTATGCATATTATGATGAAGACAGACATTCTTTTGTACTTCTATTATTAGGATTATTATTAGAAATGACAATGTTATTTAGAGCTATTGCAATTAAACTAGATTTAATAGTAATACCTTAAATTAAAAGGCATCATCTTTGGGTATTGAGTCCCTTAACAACTAGCGGAGTTGAGATGATGCTTATATTTTTAAACTAATTATTCACTAAAAAACAAACAAATGATTAAATTATTATTAATTACCTCGTTATTCACCAGTAATTGTGATAGTACAGCTAGTTATAGAGATACTATTACATTAGAGAATAAAGCTCTTGTAGCCCAATTAAAAGTCTTATGGATTAAATATCCATTACCTAATGTTAAAACACCAGTAATAATCTATAAATCTAAAGAAGATGCAAAATAAAGTAAAAGTAATATCAATAGGAAAAGATATAATAACCTTTGATAATGGTTCAAAATTATATTCTGAACATTCACAAGATTGTTGTGAAAGCCACTCTTTAACAATGAGAGATATAACAATAGATGATTTTGAAGATTTAGAATTTGATTTATCAAATGATAAGTTCTTTAATAAGATACCTGATTACGGT